GTTTAGGGTATGCGTAGCGGGCAGGCGGTTCGGCAAGACGTTCCTATCTACAGGGGAGCTATTAAAGGCGGCTACTAGCGGCAAGGATAAGAACTGTTGGTATGTCGCCCCTACCTACGGGTCAGCTAAAGAAATTGCTTGGTTAATGTTAATCCACAGCATCCCGCAAGAATATATATACAAGACTAATGAAAGCGCGCTAACCCTTAGATTAATTAACGGCTCAGTGATCAGCCTTAAAGGGGCAGAGAAGCCTAACAATTTACGCGGTAGGGCTTTGGACTTTGTTGTGCTAGATGAATTTGCAGATATGCGGCCAGAAGCATGGTATGAAGTTATAAGGCCATCACTATCTGATAGACAGGGTTCAGCTTTGTTTATCGGTACGCCAAAGGGTAGAAATCATTTCTATGATCTTTGGGCAAAAGGTACTGACAGCGCAGAAGATTGGGAGTCATTCCAGTACACCACGATCGAGGGCGGCAACGTACCAAAGCAAGAAATAGAGCAAGCAAAGTCTGATCTAGATCAAAGGACATTTAACCAAGAATATAATGCAGCGTTCGTAACCTATGCCGGTCTTATCTATTACGGGTTTAGCCGTGAAGAGTCCGTATTGGATATAGGCGATGATAGTGGTACACTCCACATTGGAATGGATTTTAACCTTGATCCCATGTCAGCCGTCATCTGTATTCGTAAAGGCGAGAAGCTGTATGCCGTTGACGAGATTGTCATGTATGGATCAAACACTGATGAGATGGTTGCGGAAATAATAAACCGCTACCCTAGACGCAGTATAATTATTTATCCAGACCCAGCATCAAGACAGCGGAAAACCTCTGCTGGTGGTCGCACAGATTTGTCGATCTTACAGAACGCAGGATTTAGCGTTAAGGCGAAAAACTCACACGCATTGGTCAGGGACAGAATCAACGCTGTGAATAGTCGTTTACTATCGGGTGATGGTCAGCGGCATTTGTTTGTCAGCCCAAAATGCAAGCAAACTATTAAGAGCTTGGAGCGACAGACATACAAAGAAGGCACAAGTATTCCTAACAAAGACGATGGGTTTGATCACATGAATGATGCCCTTGGTTACTTAGTAGAATACCTGTTCCCTGTTCGTACTGAATACGCTACCCCCCAACCTACTAGGTGGACTTGATGAGATTGAACGCAGATACAACGCACCCTGATTATGATAAATACGAAAGCCGCTGGGAGTTTTATGTCCGCAGCTACATGGGTGGAGAAGATTACTTTAATGGCGCATATCTAACGCGCTATATATCAGAAACCAGTGACGACTACGACCGCAGACTTGATCTGACTCCACTGGACAATCACTGTAAAAATATAGTCCATATCTATTCTAGCTTCCTTTGGCGAGTCCCGCCTACCAGAGCCTATAACAGCGCAGCCAATAACGTAGCCCTTAATCCTTTCCTGCAAGATTGTGATTTAGAAGGCCGTAGCTTCAATGCGTTTATGCGCGAATGCCAGATATGGGCAAGCGTTTACGGTCATGTCTGGGTGATGATGGATAAGCCTAAGTCTACAGCGGGAACTAAGGCAGAAGAGCTAGAGCAAGACATCCGGCCTTATGTGACGATGTTTACTCCAGAGAACGTTTTGGATTGGAACTGGGTCAGAACCCCTAGCGGTAGATTTGAGCTTGACTATTTAAAGGTTAGGGAAAGCGTTATTCGTGTTGACGAAACAACAACAGAGACTTACTACCGCGTTTGGTATAAAGACCGCGTAGAGCTATGGCATTCGGTTAATGACCTAGACAAGCAGATCGAAGTAGACGGCAACGTACTGGGCCGCATCCCTGCGGTATTCCTTCCTGCTAACCGCAGCATTACTAGAGGTATAGGACTCAGTGATATATCAGACGCATCCTATATGCAGAGAGCTATCTACCAAGAGCTTTCAGAGATCGAGCAGTTAATCCGTATCTCTAATCACCCCACACTGGTTAAGTCATTTGGCACTGATGCATCTGCTGGCGCCGGTTCTGTTATCAATCTACCTGATGACATGGATGCCAGCCTAAAACCTTATCAGTTACAGCCGAGCGGCCAGAACCTTGACGCTGTTCGCGCTTCAATTGACGATAAGATCGCATCTATTAATCGGATGAGCCACATGGGAGCTGTTCGCGGCACTGAAGCTATGACTATGAGCGGCGTGGCTATGCAGACTGAGTTTCAGATGCTGAACGCTAAGTTAGCAGAGAAGGCTGATTTGCTAGAATTAGCAGAAGAGCAGTTGTGGATTTTATTCTGTGATTGGCAGGATGTCACTCCAGATGTAGAGATATTCTACCCAGACGCATTCGACCTTCGTGATTACGATAAAGAGCTATTGTTCCTACAGCAGATGAAGGCATCAGGCGTTAAGTCGGTTACTTTGTCTCAGGAAATTGATAAGAAGATTAGCGACCTTATTCTTGATGATGAGAACTTAGCGAGGGCGCATTCAGAGATTGAATCTGGCGCTCAAGTTTTGGGTCAGTTTAATCAGCAGGTAATTGAAGAAGCCTAATGGCAGAAGATGTTGACCAGCTAAAAGAAACAATAAGGAAAGCCGCCCTGCACCAAGAAAGGTTGGCGGCTGCTTTGGTTACGCTAGAAAGTCGCATAACAGATGTTTTAGCCACAGCGCCATTAAGTGATGGCAATTTATTTGACTTGGAATGGGCGATACAGGCTAGGTCAGAATTAAGGCAAGTGATTGAAACTGAATACTTAGCCACTGTTGACAGTATAGTAAGGGAGTATGCCGGCGTTTCTGATGATATTGCGGCCATGCTTGGAACTTATGCAGACGTTGCAAAATTAGACCCTGCAATAGTCTCTCAGCTTCAATCAATGACTTTTAAGGGTTTTGAAGATTTAGGGCAAAATTACTTAGATGCAATTTCAAAAGAAATATATGAAAACACTTTAACTGGAGCATCTTTTGCTTCCAGCGTTGCCATTATTAAGCAATCAGTAGATGCCGGTTTAGGTAGATACGCAAAGCAAGCGTTGCACGATGGTCTGATGCAATTTGACGCGGCTGTAAATACCAAGATTGCACTTGATGCTGGTGCAACTGAGTTTAAATACTATGGCCCAGATGATGAGGTTACGCGGGACTTTTGCGAAAAGCATGTAGGCAAAACATATACAAAAGAAGAGATCGAGTCAATCTGGTCTGGCAGTTGGGCAGGAAAGATTAGCGGCGATCCTTTTGTAGTTCGGGGCGGTTATAACTGCCGTCATAGATTCAGAGGCGTTTTTTAACGAGGTGATATATGCCACAAGGTAAAGGAACATACGGTTCAAAAGTGGGCCGTCCTAAGAAAAAGAAGAAGAAGGTTAAAAAGTAACCAATTATGCTACACTTAGAATTCACCAATACTCTTTAAGAGGCACGCGACATGAGCGATGAAATCATGGAAACACAAGCAGAGACTGAAACTGTTGCAATAGAAACTCAGGAAAGCAAGACCTTTACACAGGATGAACTAGACCGCATTGTCGCGGATCGTGTTGCAAGAGAGCAACGTAAGTTTGACAAGAAGATATCTGGCATTGATCTGGATGACGCTAAAGACTTAATGGCACAGCGAGAAGCTGCCGAGTTGGAGCGTAAGAAAGAACGTGGCGAGTTTGATTCTATCCTAAAGCAAACGGTCGAGAAAAAAGACATGGAGATTCAGAGTTATAAAAGCAAGCTGCAACAGACCCTAGTAGATGGGGCGATCTTAGGTGCTGCTGGTAATAATAACGCTGTTAATCCGAATCAAGTTTCTCAGTTGCTGAAAGACCAGACCAGACTGTCAGATGATGGGACGGTTGAGGTGCTGGACGCTAACGGTACACCGCGATACAATGACAGCGGTGATTTGTTATCAGTCAATGAGATGGTAGCTGAATTCTTGACAGTAAACCCGCACATGGTCAAAGCGTCACAAGGTGGCACAGGATCGCAGGGTAACGCTGGTGGCTCTACACAGAAGCCTACATCTGTGGCAGATATGGTTGCAAACTGGGAATCTGGCGGCAAAGAAGCATTCGCTGCTATGAAGAAAAAGTAACCACCAAACCACAAACTAATTTTATTTAAAGGCAATTATCATGGCTGCAACTACTTCCACAACTCTCGACGATCTATTTGTAAATATCGTTGCTCAAGCGCGTTTTACCGCTGAAGAGCAATCTTTAATGATGGGTCTAGTAACTAACTACAACATCCAAGCCCAAGCTGGTAAGACTATTCAGGTTCCTAAGTACCCAGCAATCGCTGCTGCTGACTTGACCGAAGGAACTGATATGTCAAGCACCACTGTATCTACTAGCTCAGTTTCTGTAACTGTTGGCGAAGTAGGCGCACAGGTGTTGCTTACTGACATGGCTACCTACGGTGACGGCAACCCTGCTGTTGAGCTAGGAACTGTTCTTGGTAACGCTATCGCTACTAAGATCGATACTGACCTGATTGCTTTGTTTGACGGCTTCTCTGGTTCTATCGGTGCTGCTGGCGCTGAAATCACTGTAGCTGACCTGTTCAAAGCTGCTGCGACTCTTCGCGCTGCTAAGATCACTGGCGCTATCAATGCTGTTGTACATCCTTTCCAAGCGTACCAGTTGAAAGCTAACCTGACTAACACCTTTGCTAACCCAAATGGTGGCGACTTGCAGAACGAAGCAATGCGTAACGGTTATGTTGGTACTATCGCTGGTATCAATGTATATGAGTCTGCCAACGTAGCTATCGATGGTAATGGCGATGCTAAAGGCGCTGTATTCGCTCCTGAAGCTCTGATGATCGCTATGAAGCGTGACTTTAACATTGCTCCACAGCGTGACGAGTCACTCCGTGCATTCGAGCTTAACGCCACTGCTGTATATGGTGTTGCAGAGCTTGACGATGCGTTCGGTGTTGAACTTCTGTCTGACGCTGTACTGTAAGAC